AGCAAAAGAACTACACCTATCACTTCAAAAAAGTAAAGAAACAGGTGAACTACTAGCTGTTACTTATACAGATGATGAGCATAGGATTGTGGAAGTGTTATGGAAAAAACCACCAGCAAAGACACTAACAAATGCTGTAGTAAACGAATTGTGGGCAGAATCACAGGAAGATGGTATTGCTATGCAACAAGGTTTTACTACACAACAACATTATTTTGCTTATCTAATACTAAGAAAGGCTAGTGAGAAATGAACTTTATAAACTGGGTATTTGATGGCAGTTTTAAATGGTGGTTACTTGGTGCGGTTATTTTTTACATAATAGCTAGATTTAGTTAAGGAAGAGAAATGACCACGTTTACAACTGAAGATAGGATAGCCGTAGAACAAGGCACTCCAGAGTGGCATCAGCTTAGATTAGGCAAAGTTACGGCTTCTAGAGTAGCCGACATATTGGCTAAAACTAAAACAGGGCCATCCGCTTCTAGACAGAATTACCTTATTGAATTAGCTTTACAGCGCACTACAGGCATCATTCAAGAATCTTACTCCAATGCAGCAATGGAGTGGGGTACTCAAACCGAACCACAAGCAAGGGTTGCTTATGAAGTCAATACCAATAATTTTGTCGATCAAGTCGCTTTCATTGACCATCCTAGTATTGCTTGGTTTGGTTGCAGCCCTGATGGGCTTGTTTCTGATAGGGGTTTGGTGGAGATTAAGTGTCCTAATAGCGCAACTCATTGGGAATATTTCAAATTTAATAGACCGCCACAAAAGTATGTAATTCAGATGCAAGCGCAAATAGCTTGTACTGGCAGGGATTGGTGCGACTTTATTAGTTTTGATCCTCGGATGCCTGACCGCAGCCAGTTGCTAATTGTTCGAGTTGATAGGGATGAAGCTTTTATTGAAGAAATGGAAGCAGAAGTTAAGAAGTTTTTGAGTGAAGTAGAAGTTGAAGTAAATTTGATGAAGGGAAATTAAATGGCTATTAAATGGTATGTAAAGGCTCCAGTTTCGGAATATGTAGCTCAAGATGGCACAAGCAAAAAACGCTATGCTACAGTTGGCATAGTGACTGAAACTAAAAAAGGCGATCTGATGTTAAAGCTGGAAATGATTCCGCTTTTGGGGCTTAAAGAAGGTTCATTTTGGGCATATCTAAATGTTCCAGAGGAAAAAACAGAAGGTAACGCTAAACCAGCTAATTTGGCTGATCTTGAATCTGATATTCCATTCTAAGGAAAAATAATGAAAAAGTTAATCGGAGTTTTATTTGCTTTTATTGCAGTTACAGCTTATGGGCAGCAACAAGTAATTACTTGTAAAACCCCTGCTGGAGCTGTATTTGTTTATTCAGGCTATTCTTGCCCACCTGGATCAATCAGAGTTTTTTAAGGAGGCCGTATGAATCATCATATTTGGACTGCAAGTGGTACTGACATTACTTTGCGCTGGAGAAAAGCTGGTTGGGTTCCTCCATCTGAGATCCAATCATACAAAGACAAATGGAAATACTTTCAAGAGCTTCCATTGCGTTCTTTAGATGAGCAAGGCAAAATTGAGTATGAAAGCACCCTTAAACTTAATAAAATTTTTAGGATTAAATAATGGCAACTAAAAAACTAACAGTAAAAGAACCAGCCATTAAAGAAAAGTCTGGAAAAGTTATTGTGGCTAAGTCAAAAGCTTACAGCCATGATGAGCTTAAAAAGATGGCTGGTAAAGCTGCCAAAGGCGCAAAGCATGAATTTGAGCTTTCTAATGGCAGAATTGTTACTCGCAAAGTAGCAGCAAAAGTAGCTGAAAAAGCTGGAGAAGTTCCTAAGTCTGTAGGTAAAAAATTACATTCTCATGATCTTCGTAGAGCTGAAGGCATTAAAAAGAAAAAAATATGATTACTCAATCAGCTCTTAAAGATTTATTTGATTACAAAGATGGAGATCTTTATTGGAAAATTTCTCCATCAAAACAAATAAAAATTGGTGCTAAAGCTGGAAACACGAAAAGCAATGGATATTTGCGAGTAGGAATAAATTACAAACAATATTCATTGCATCGTTTAATTTTTATGATGCATCATGGCTATCTTCCAAAAGAAGTAGATCATATTGATAACAATCCAGCAAATAATTGCATTGAAAATTTAAGGGAAGCTAATCGCTTTCAAAATACTCAAAATGCAATTAAAAGAAAAGATTGTTCTTCAAGGGTAAAAGGGGTTTGTTGGAAAAAATCTCATAAAAAATGGGTTGTTCAATTACAAGTTAATGGCAAAAGAAAAAGTTTTGGCTATTACAATGATATTGAATATGCAAAATTTGTAGCAGATGCAATGCGCTATAAATACCATAAAGAGTTTTCAAAATCGTGAGTAATGACGAGGCCATGATTTTCAATGCAATCGTAATGATTGGCTTTGCCTTTATTATTTGGTATTTAATCGGAAAAGATAATGACAAGTGAAGATATACCTTTTGCTGGAAACGTGAAAGTTCCATCAGATGATTGTGAAGAAGCGTTTTTTGCTGTTTATCCTGATTTCTTTTATGAAGGATCTACAGCTCTTAATCTGTGGACTCAAGCCTGGCAAGCAGCTTTAGACCATGTTGAGAACAAAAAGCCTTTAATTCAGCTTATATGACAAAAAAGCCCAAAAGAAGTAAACATGAGCAAGAAGCAATGGCTGAATATTTAACTAAAAAATTTGCTGAGATTGATGCTCAACAAGAGTTAATTCCAGTAGTGATGCAAAGAGGTGAATGGGAAGCTCTTAAATACACAATAGAGCTTGCCCTTAATTTAAAACATAAAAAGCGACTACATCGCTAGAATATCCATAGCTTTATGAGTTTTGTCTATTCTGTCTTGCAGACCCAAAAGGCCACCATTTATACGTTTAGTCATGGTTTCCCAGTCCTCAATATCAGCCAAGGAATTAAGGTTTTTCTTATTAAAGAACCAGCCAGCAGACATACAAGCCCATTCAGGCTCTAATAGAAGCTCTGGTTGCGTTGTTAATGGCTGTCCTAAGGTTTGTCCACATACTGTGTAATTTGAACGCCCTGTGAGCTGTATAACGCCTCTGCCATGAAATTTCCAGCCATCACCATCTTCAGTATTGCCAAGATCGGCTCTACCGCCATAAACCTTGTTTGCAATAGCTTGAGGATTGTTAGAGTATTTCTCAGCAGTTGCAGCATCAGGAAAACGAGAAGGCCAAACTCGCATCAAAGCACCAGCAGAATAATGAAGGTTTTCTTCTAAAGTCTTAAAGTTGCCTGATTCATGCTGACATTGACCAATAAAGGCTGCCTGGCGTTTTGGGGTATCTATGCCATATTTGGCAAAAGTATCGTTTAAAGGTTTAAGCCATTTAAAATCAATTCCTAATACTTGTAATTGGTTGTTATTTAATGGAGTCATATTGTTTATAGCAAGCTTCTAATCCAATTCTTATTTGGTCTGCTCTGGCAGCTTCCCTAATAAGAAATTCTGCATCAGGGGCAGAAAGGGTTGCTCCGTTGCAATCTTGTCCATTGATGGTTTTTGTGGGGCTATTGGAACGGCTACGCAACTGGCTAATAGCATCGACAAGCTGATTGTTAATAGCTTTAATTTGAGCATCTTTGACCTTTCTTATCTCATCTGCTTGCGCTTGAGTTCGTTGTTCTTCAACTCGTGTATCCAACTCAATTTTTGCTTTATATCCCATAAAATTGTTATGTTCAAAGCGATAACCAAGGTAAGCAGAAAAAAGCATCCCAATAACAATAGCTCCAAGTTTGACATAGGTAAGGATTGGTAAAGGAAACATTACTCAATAGGCTTGGAAGTCACAAAGCGCAATATAGCAACAATAATGCCAATCCCAATAAGGATAAAGCCATAATATTTTGGATCAATACTGTTTTGCACATAGGATAGATTGTCAAATAAAGCACCAAATATCACAAGTGCTAACGAAAACCACATCGTTTTTGACTTGTGCATTTTCATTTAAATCCTGAAATTCTAGGTGAGAATACAAAAGTGGCTTTGTAAAGACTTGGTTTAGGTTCCACATTAGGATCTACTAAAGCAAGAATATTATGCCCAAAATTGCAATAGATACACCGACTAAATCCGATTGGTTGTACCCAACGGAACTGAAATAGACCATTAACAGTAACAAGACACCAGCCAGCTTTAGCGTTATCGTTATCTCGTATCGTAGTATCGCCTTGAATATCTGAAACATAAGGTGTTCCTAGAATTTGTATCCCAAATGAATACGCTGGATTGCGCCATAGCCATTTCACTTGCGACCAATAGCAAGGTGGATTTAAAGATTCAAAAGTAGCATCACCATTTAATGAATTATCAGGTGTTTGAAACCAAGATAGCCATTTAGGAAGTCTAGGTTCAAGGCGTACAGAAGTACCATTATCTACCATTCCAGCTACATTAGAAGCAAACAAAGGAAGAATAGGAGCAATGATTACTGCTATTAGGGTTAGCAATAGACTAACTGGTACAAGTAGGATGTAAGAAATCATTTATCTACCTTTTTGTCTAACTTATCTTCTATCTTGTCTAATTTAGCAAAAATAGCAGCAGCAATCTTGTCAAAATCTTGTTTAGACATATAGTTACCAGCAATCAGAATCTCAATAGTATTAACCTTTTCAGTCAATAGTTTATCGACTACTTGTAAGTCTTTAACGCCTTCCCAAATAACCTTTAAGATCCAACCGCCTAAAAAGCCAACTAAAGCAATGGCAGTATTTATTATTGTTTGCGAATCCATTTTATTTCTTGCCAATATCTTTTAGTTTTACACCAGCACCAGGTTTCAATGCTTGTTTTACTTTAACAGCTTCTTTAACATTATGAACAGCAGTCCTAGCCATTGTTCCAACAGGAACTACACCACCGCCAAGAGTGTAATTTAAACCAATTTCTGCACCTGATTTAGCTTTTTCTGCCAATCCAGATACAAAAGTATTTGATTCA